CCTGCGCCAGATAGCGGACGCCGCGGTACTGATCCGGCCGTTCTGAGTCCATAACGTGCACGACGTTAGGGAGCCCGGTGTGCTCTTGGTACGCCTTCACGCGCGCCCATGTCGTCGGCGTAGGGTTGCCGAGCTCATAGGGGTATGTGCTGCGGATATGATAGGCCACGACGGCGCCGTTTTTGTCAACCTCCACGCCGTCGAAGATCGTGTTCCCGTTGTCAGGGTTTTTCCCGGTCGTTAGCAGCAGCGCCGCACCGATACCAGAGCCGCCGGGCGTCGCCACTCTGTCGGACTCGATGATGTGCACGCGCAGCGCGTATGGCGTGAGCCTGCTCGGATTGTATTGCTTGATCACGGCGATACAGTCGCCGGACAATAGCCACGACACGAGCGCGAGCTGCTGGAGCCCGTAGAACGTATTCACGCCGGTGGCGTCACACGCTCGCTTGTTCTGCGCCCAGAGTGCAAACTCTCGCTCCGCTGCCTTCTGCCATTCCTCGGCCGCCTCCGGGGATAGCCCCAGAGCCTCGCGGTCTATCCTGCTTTTCAGTTGGAGCCCGACGCCCACCACGTTTGTGCGGTTCGTCTTGATCGCCGAGGTAGCGATCGGCGCGGCCATGTATAGCATACGCGCTCTCTGCCGCAGCGTAAAGTTGTTGAAGTCTATGTCCTCGTGTGCGGATCCGCTCGGCGCGTTAAAGCCCTTGACGGCTTTCTTCTTCCAGCTGGCGCCGGCCTCTCCGTAGCCCTTGTTTTGAGGGCGCACCGAGTCGGGCAAAATCAGCCCGGTTTTGCGGTCTTTGAACGTCGTGATCGCCTCCTTCTGTTGTTTTTATAGAGGCAGGCGCGGCAAATAAAGGAGCACAAATTCCACCGCGCCCGCATATAGTAAAGCCGGCCGCCGCCGGCGTTTACCCGTTACCAGTCGCGGGGGATAATACCCACCGCGCGGCGAGCAGAGCCGCCCGCCAGTTCTGCCTCCAGCTGATCGACTTTCTTCTGGAGCCGTTCGATCTCTGCCTGCACCGACGAGAGCGTCGTCTGGTAGCGTTGCAGATTTCTGGAGCCTATCGTGTAGAGCTGCACACCGTCGCCGAGCATATCGGCCTCGCGTTTGAGGTAGAGGTCGAGGCGTTCGCGCGTCCTCGTGAGCTCCGTTTGGATTGCTTCTGGTGATCTTTTCATGGTCTTGCCTCCTTACCAGTCGTCGAAGGGATCGGGCGCCTGCTTTTTCGGGCGCTGCGGCTGTGCTCTCGCCGGTCGTTCTTTCTCCGGCAGGTTTTTGAGCCTTCTCTCTACGGCTGCCATGTCCGGATCTATGATTTTGAGCCCCGCGAGTGCGTAGTTTCGGCAGTCGAGTGCCTCGTTTCTGGCGTGGCCGGGTATCTTTACCCAGCGCCAGACGTTGCCGCGCCGTGTCTGCGTGAGCTCCAGCTTTTCGGAGAGCAGCCCGGCGAAGTAGTAGCCGTCGTAGCCGTAGGCGTCACCCGCAGGAAAATGGCAATATTTCGCGCCCGGTTCCTGCACTTTGAGGCTTGACATTATCGTCTCTTTGCCAGCGTCTACGCCGAGGGTGTAAAGCCAGCAGGTGATCCGCTTGTTATCTTTGATTGGCACCTTATGCGGCGGCGTCACAAATGGCACGCCGTCGCCGCCCTTGCCCTTGATAGCAAAGACGCGCTTGTCTTTGCGCTGCCGGCAGCGGGCGTAAACCTCTTGTGTATAATGGCCGCCAGAGTCCACGCAGGTGATCGAGATCCGGAGCCCCTTCCCGTCGCGAAAATGGTAAACGTGGCCGATCACGTCGTCCAGCTGCTCCCATACCTCGTCGGCGTCGGGTTTCCCCATGATGTAGCCTTTTTTAATTCCCCACGTTTCGCCATAGTAGCCGTGCCCCACTACCTCGTATTCGAGGCGGTTGTCCTGCGTATCTACGCCGCAGGTGAGCACCAGCACACCCTCCGGCAGCTCCACGGGAGAGCCGTCGGCGTTTGTGCCGTAGTCCTCGCGCCTTGCCAGCATGGTGTCCTCGTCGGCCAGATCGCCGCGATCCTCCCAGAGCTCGCCGAGTAGCGTGTTAAATACGACTTTGAGCTTCTGCGGATCGTCCTTCGCTTGCAGGAATTTGAGCACGATCTTCTCCCATGGAGTCCACGGGGACGAGAAGGCATTGAGCCAAAACGAGCGGACGCCCGCTTTGTATGCCTCCGGGTTCTCCGGGATCCACTTCGCCGGCTGCCGCCTCATGGTTTCCTCGGTAGAGAGGACGCCACAGTGCGGGCAGATCCATGAGATCGGGCCGTCTATCGTGTATGTCTTTTTCCCTCTTATTTTCTCGGTGCGGTGTTTGAATTGAATTCGGTCGAATAGGATCTCGCCGTACTCGCCGCACTCCGGGCAGAGGTGGCACCAGCGTTCTTGTGTGCCTTGGTAGTAGCTGTTTTCGATGTTCGACGCTCCCTTGATCGTCGGCGTTGATACCTCGACGGCCTTCGCGTTGTAGAAGGTCGCCTGCCTTGCCTCAGCGAGCGCCCACGGATCGCCCTCGGTTCCTGCGCTTGCCGCCCAGCGGTCGCGCTCGTCGCCGATAATGTAGCGCGCCGGCGTCGAGGCCAGAGCCGAGGCGCTGTTCGATCCGGTGATCGTCAGCATACCGCCGGGAAAAGACTTTTGCAGGATCGTGTTGCCGGAGTCTTTGGCCTTCACGTCGCTGACTTTGGCTTTCAGCGGTTTGCTGTCTCTTATCATAGGCGCCACGCGAAGCCGTGAAAACTTCCGGGCGTCGTCAAGTGTTGGCTGCACAAATAGGATAGAGCCGGGATCTTGGTCGATGATGTACCCGATCACATTCAGTTCAAGCTCTGACTTTCCCACCTGTGACGCCGCCACCATTACGATTTTGCGAATTTTCGGATCTGTGAAAGCCTCCATGGGCTCCCGCAGGTATGGTGTGCGCGAAGTGCGCCACGGGCCAGCCTCCGCGGAGTTCTCCGGGGACAGTCGGCGGTGTCTGTCGGCCCATTCTGCCACCGTCAGTTCTTCGGGTGGTCTGAAATTTCGGACGGCTGAGCCTATGGCCGCGTTAAGTTTTCGGGCGGCGGTTTTACTCGTCTGTTTCATCTGCGAAGGCCTCGCTCCAGCCTTCGCGATCCCTCACCCGCCGTTGGTATTCTTCGGGATCGTACTTGTAGTTCGCGAGCTCGTTCAGCACTTTGTTACACTCGGCACGGATAATAGCCGACGCCTCGGCGGCGGTGCTTGCCCGTGATACGTCCATTGCCAGACGTCCCGGCAGCGCCACGATCATGCCGCGGATCGTAAAAACAAGGTCGTCCATTACGGCGGCCACGTCCTCGCTCCGGTGCATAGTGCCCTCCAGCTCTTTGAGCTGCATTTCTGCGATCTTCGCCTTCGCTTGTTTCAGATCTGCCTCGGCTCGCACTTTGTCGGCCTCGGCTCTGGCGGTGTCTGCCGGTTTCTGCTCCTTGCCGGCGACTTTATCGCTCAGATACCTGATATATGTCTGGATCGTCGGCAGCAGGTCGAACATATACGGGCGCTTTTTTGCTGCGGGTATAATGTTATCCTGTGCGAGCTGCTGCACTCGCCGCGGAGTGACGCCGAACAGCTTTGCGATCGTCTCGCTGGACTGTAAATTCTGCTTAGTATCAGCCACGGGCGCCCCTCCTTTCCGGCCTCCAAACGAAACGAAACGCCTCAAAAAATTTTTTTCGTGTCTGGCAAAGAATTGGGCTCGCGAGCACCGCAGGGCTTTTCTGAGCCCCCACAGTACCTTCCGGCAAAATTTCGCGAGATCGTCGCGAGCTCGTCAACATTTGGAAAAGCCTGTTTTTCGGCGTTTTCGTTGGTTTTTCAAATCGTTTTGATTAAATTCAAATGAATTTCAAAAGATTTTCGCGAGATTTCAAAGAGAATTGCACAGCTTTTCAACATTTCAAGCGCTTAAAAGTTGAATGTTTCGGAGCTGTTCAAAAGTGAATTGAAAAGAGAACAGAGAAAAGCAAAATCATTTCATTGCTTGCTGGACGTGATGTTCAAAACGCTTTTCTATGTTCTCGCTGATCAGTTGCTCGATCGTTTCCTTTGCTTTGCCGCTGATCATCTGAGGAACAGAGAGCGTGCGAACAGCGTCAACCGGAGTCCGCGCTGTTCCTTTTCTCTGGAATGGCAGCGTCGCCCCGTTTGATGAAGCAATAAACGTACCCGGCGCAAAGCTCGCGCGGTTTCCTTTGATGATCGTCGCCTTGACTGTGTACTTCTTCGGCGGGCTGATCATTGCCACGGGAGAGCCCCCGTCTGTTTTCACGGCTTGGCCGGGTACCCTTATTTTCTTTGATTGCCTACCGCTCGGCGCAGCCTTCGGGGATTGCCCGAAGTGTGTCGTCGTCAGAGTTCTGCCTCGGTATTCCAGAGCGGCAGCGTCCACAGCTATGCCGGAGACGTGCACATGGGTTGCCCCCTTCTTTGCTGTCGGCCCCGCTCCCTTGATCGCTGCGGTGTCTACCCCATAATGCTGCCGGATCCCCTTCGAGATCCAGCCGGGCGCTCTTGATGTGAAGTCAGAGACGGTGCGCTTTATTGCTGTTTCGCCCCCTTCTTTCATTTTTGCGATCTTCTGCGCGAGCTTTGCCCCGTCCTTCATTGTGACGGAAAATGCCCCGCCTTTTCTTCCTGCCATGCGATCAGCTCCTTTTTGCTGTTTGCTTTGTGCGTGAAGATCAAAGCGGATGCTTTGTCCGCTTGATCCTCATGCAGAAAATAGGGGGGTGAAAAATGGGCGCCGATTTTGTAGCCGCCCGCCTGTTTGCCTCTGAGAGCACGCACACGCGCTCACGGCGGCTCCGGCGGTGTTCGGTCAACAAACTACACACTAAAAGTAAAAGCGCCTCAGCGGGTTTGCTGGACGCCTTACACGCTATGCTATAAAATCAGCCGCGGGGTTGTTTGAAATATTGCACCCCTCCCCGTATTTTTTACGGGTGCTGATATAACAAAAACGCCCGGCAGCCTTTTGATCGGCCGTCGTGCGTTTTGTTGTCCAGCTTAATAATACCACGCAAAATCGAGCTTGTAAACTCCCGAATTGTCCCGTTTTATCCCCATTACTCCCTTTTTATCCCCCCTCCCAGTTTTCGTTTGTGCATAGTGCATAAAGAAAACGCCCCGCATTTATGCAGGGCGCCGCCTCGGTTTGCGGCCGACATTATTGTCGGTCACATAATTGTGTTGTGTTGTAAATCTTGGCCAGCGATTGCAGCGCCGATCCGTGGACTTTGAAAACCTTTTTCAGATACTTTTCGCCGTTCTGGTAGTCCTCCCGGTCGCTGTAAAGCGCGGCGCAGATCGTCCGCCAGTTCTGCCGGTCGAGGTACCGCATTTCGAGGACGGTCTGCTCGTCCGGCTTTGGCAGCCGCTCGATCAGCTGCTCCAGCTCGGCGCGGATCTCTGACTCCCGGCCGATCAGCTCCCGGATCTTCCTTTCGAGTTCGTCCTTCCGCTCGATCTGGCGCTCGATCTTGCTCACGCCGTCGGAGCTGCCCCCTCCGCTGCCGCCGAGGTTTGGAGACGACGGGGATCCCATGGTCTGTTTCAGCTGCTCCAGTCGCTCGATCTGATTGTCGATTTTTCGCTGGAGCGCCGCGAAGCTCTCCAGCTTGTGCTTTATTGCGTCGGTTTCCTTTGGCTGCTGTTGAGCCATGGACTCCACCCCCTTGCCTCATTCGTTGAAAATGTCCTCGTATTCCTCGCGCGGCACCATTTCGCCCCCCCTCACGAGCTGGATCGCGCTGCTGCCGGTCGTCCTTATGTACCGCTTGACGATCACGTCCACAAACGCGGGCTCCATTTCCATGAGGTAGGCAGGCTGTCCGACGCTCTCGGCGGCGATCAGAGTCGTGCCGGAGCCTCCGAAGGTGTCGAGGACGCCCTCAGCCCAGCCGGTATTGTCGAGCAGCTTCTCCAGTATTTCGACCGGCTTTTGCGTCGGGTGCAGCTCGTTCCCGGAGCGGGTGGCCTCAATCACGTTCCCGTACCCCTTGTGGTTGTCCCATTGCGGCTTTGTGCGGTGCGCAAACATGACGAGCTCGTGCTGAGTCCTCCAGCCCATACCCATGCCGGGCGTTTTCTTATTCCAAACGATCATATTTTTGACGCCGAAGCCGCTCTCCTCCATGACGTCGTAGAGATATAGCCACATACGCCAGTCTGTGAAGGCGTAAACGACGGTGCCTTCAAAACTTTTCAGCACCGCGCGCATAAGCTGTTGATAACCTCGCGTGCTGAGCGTATCGTTTGCGATCGTGACTTGAATCTCTTTGCCGTCTGCGCCGTATCGCTTTGTCCCTATGCTGCCGGAGCTGCGCCCCGACTCTTGGAAGCCGCCGGAGCAGTACGGCGGATCTGTGAGTAGGATCTCTGGCGTTGCGCCGTCCAAAAGCAGCTCCCGCGCTTTCTCGTCTGTGCAGTCCCCACATACCACGCGGTGCCTGCCGAGGATCCAGAGGTCGCCCTTTTTGCTTATTACGTCGTCCGGCTCCGGCGGCTCTGGCACGTCGTCCGGCTCGTGGAGATCGTTGTGCAGCGCCTCACTCATTGCTGTGATCAGCCCCGCCACCTCGTCCTCGGTGAAGCCGGTCAGCTCCATTGGGATCTCGCCGGTGTCAATATCCGCGAAAATGTCGGCCAGCATTTTGTTGTCGATCTCGGCCAGCTCCGCGATCCGGTTGTCTGCCACCAGATCCGCGTACTCCTCGGCCTCGCTCGTGTAGTTCTGATACTCCACCGGAGCAGCTGCCAGCCCCTCCAGCAGCGCGGCGCTGAGCCTGCCGTGCCCCTTCACGATAAAGCCGGAGCGCCTGCTGACGGTGATCGGCTGCCGCC